CGGATGTCCTGCTGGCAGCTCGTAGTCAATCGCCCTGCCGCAAAGTGCGCAAGGCAGTTGCTGTGCCTTCCAGTAGGCCCGTATCTTTCGTCGTGCCGTGCCGTTGCTGGTACGGGGGTCTTTCCTCTTCATGGTGGGGGGGTGTTGTTTTCACCTGCCTAACAAAAAAGGGCTTCCGCAGAAGCCCCTTTTGCTGTGAATCCACTTTACAGAGTAACGCCCTAGTCCGCCCGATTCAGTCCGATTGCGTCCGGCCTTTCGCCGCGAATGCATGCGCAGAAGCCAATGGCGTCAATGAGCGCCAGAGCCTGCCGCGCCTTCTCAATCGTCTGGGATTTCGAATAGCCGACGATGTACGCGACTTCGGGCCACTTCATATTCTGACAGTAGTGCAGGCACAGAATGTCCGACATGACGTGCTCTGCAATGACATAAAGCCCGCCGCTTCTCCCAAGGTAGTCTAGCCCATACAGCACTGAACAGGCGTAGTTGACCTTATCCTCACAGTCTTCAATGCTTGGCTGGATTCGCGCTTCGTAGTCCATCCGCGCATCTGTCGGCTCCATAGGGTCATGGTTTCCTGAAGACCGCACCGCTTCAAGCCCCGCGCCCTTGACGCCCTCACGCGCTTCAAGCCTTAGCAGCGTGCCCTTTTCGCGCTCCATCTCCTTTGCGCAGCGCTGGGCCATGCGGAAAAGCTCTCTAGCCGTCAGGCCTTCTGCCCAGAAGGGCGCTCTAGTCTGCATCGTTCCCCCTGAGCCGTTCAAGGACAATCCGCCCGCTGACGCCGCCTGACAGAACCTTGAACCAGTCGCTGAGGAAGAACACCGTGCATTCCTCTCTGACCTCTGCACCGCCGCGCTTGTAATCCGTCACCGCCTGCTCAATGATCGCCGCTGCAAGCTCATTCCAGCGCTCTTCCATTCCGCCACCGGTGTACCGTGCGCTGTCTCTTAGCGTCAATCTCCTTGCCCTCCTTTGGCCTTCGCCATTCCTGCCAGCGCCAGTCTCCTTTGCACCGCCCAAAAGTTGACGCCGCACCTTTTGGCTATCTGCCCGTGCGTCATGCCCTTCTTCCGCATTTCGATTGCGTCAGGCACCCAATCAGCTCCTGACATGTCGTGCCTGAATGGGAACTGCCGCCTGTGGTTGCGGATGTGCTCATAGAGCCTGCCAGGGTCAGCGCCAACCTGTTCTGCAATCCGCTTGACCGTCAGGCCTTCCGCCCAGAGCTTCTTGGCCTGTTCGCTCTGTTCTTGCGTCAATGACTGCTGCCGCGTCCTTGCAAGGCCGAACTTCTTGTAAAGCCTTGTCCGCGTTGCGTCATACGTCCTGCCAACGCGCCGTGCGACTTCCGCGAATGAGCGGCCCTCACGCCAGAGACTTACAGCAAGCTCTTCCTCTTCGGGTGTCCAGCGCTTCCGCTCACTCACTCAGCATCATCCGCCCTCTCACCCCAGCAGCAGAAGCAGTCCGGTCACTTCTTACCACCTGCCAAAAGCTCAGCAATGGCAACAAGCGCACCGGCAATGGCGACAAGCGCCCTTGCCTGTGTTTCAGCAATGGAATGTTCCCCATCAAGCTCATGAAACAGTCTCTTTGCAAGCTCTAGGTATCCCATTACTCTTCACCTGCCAGCTTCTTGCAGCGCTCCACAAGCGCATCAAAGCTGTCAAAGTGCCCTTTGTAAGCATCCTCAACCACAGCCCTCCACGTGTCCTTATGGGAGAACTCATAGGCCGGATACACCTCGAAGCAAGAGCGTTCGGGACACCATGCGGCAAAGAAGCTCTTGCAAACAGCCTCAACACAGCGCGTTTCGCCCTTTGGCCCCACTAGCCAATCCATTGGGTGAATGGGCTTGCCGTCTGCGTCTTTTGGGAGAGGGATGTAGTCAACGCCAAACAGGGTCACTTCTTCACGATTGCCCGCCGCGTCTTCCAGCCTTCGTGCGAAGCCTTCGCAGTCTTCGTACCTGCTTTCAATCCTGTCCGCAATGCCGATCAGGTCTTCCAGGTGCTTGCTTGGCACCTTCTTCCAGACGTATTCTCTAAGCTCCTTCGTTATCACTTGTCCCCCAATCGAAAGGGGAAGCCCGAAGGCTTCCCCGTGTGCTCAGAACAGAGTTTGTTGAATCTCACTGCTGCCCCATTGGTCAGCCATTGCCCGCGCGATTCCAGGGAACGTCTTAGACCTTGCAACGCTCCTGAGGTGTGGCGGCAGGTTGAATGCTTCAGCGTACCAGTCGGGCATCGTCCGCCCGCCCCCAAGCTGCCTTCTAGGTGGTGGGGCAACAACTTCTGTCGGCTCCAGCTTCGGCAGGCCCTTCAGCCAAAGGCATGTCTTCTTCTCGTACGGGTCGCCGAACATCCAAGGCTGGATGATCTGGTCTGGCTTCCTGTAGACGCTTGACATGATGCCCACGGGGTTTTCAATTGCAACCCTTGGCACGTGGTCTAGTGCCGTGAATGCAAGGAAGAAGCCAATGCCCATCTGCTGCCGCCCGTCGCGCTGCTTCTCCCCAAACCACTTGGCCCCGCTCACTGCAAGGTGCGTGCAAGGAGGGAAGGCAATGACCATGTCCCAGCTTAGCTTGGCAACCTCCAGCGCGTCCGCCTGTATGTGCCACTCAGGGTGCCTGCCGCTTGTGGGGAGCAGGTCGCAGCTGTACGCTTCGTGCCCCCCCCGCGAAGGCATGACGTCACCGCCTGCGATTCCTCACAGGCAACCAAAACCCTCATTCTGCCTTCTCCAGATGCTCCAGCCTTCGCCTGCAAGCCCGCTCTGAGTTGTCCGGCTCAACGAATGAGCAGCGCGGCGACTCCCCGAAGTGCCAGCTTGTGCATTCAGTCCACACGACGTGCCCGCTTCTCATGCACCTGACGTGGCTGCCGAAGCCGCCCGCGTTGTGCTCGCAGAACTCAGGAATTGGGACGTTCACGATAGCGCCCCCGCTTCTCGTTCCTGTCGCGGCAGGACTCTAGCGCCCTGTTTGCGATTCGCCCGACTTCCTCAGCCGTGAATTCCCTGTCTGCCTTCCTGCCGACAAGCCAGAGCAGATTGACCGTTGCAGTGATCAGGTCTGCCGCTTCGTCTTCAAGCCAGCACGTAAGCTGATCGGGATTCTTGCTCAGCTCGTCAACCTCAGCGTAAAGCTCAGCAGCTTCCTCAAGCACCTTCTTGCCCTGTGCCTTCAGGCTGCAGTGGACGGGGAATGGCGCAACCGTCAGGTCAATCTGCCGTGTCTTCCTCCCATGCGTCAACGATTCGCTCAATCCGGTGGGAAAGTCGTTGGAGCTTCGGGAATTCCTCCACCGTTGCGTCAAGCTCCTGCCAAAGCCCGTCAGCCGCCGCACCAAAGCTGCCGCCAACGTCGCACCTGAGCCAATTGGAAAAGTCTTCAACAAATTCACGCTCCCTCTCAATCTCAGCCCAGGTCATACGCGCTCCATGTAGAGCCTTGGCCCGCGCTTATGGACCTTGACGCCCAGCTCTGCACCCTCTCGCATAAACGCCGTCCTGATTGCGTTTGACGCATTCCTTGAGCGGTATTCCTGCGGAATCTCGTAGTAGGCGTATCTGTGGCCGCTGTCCAAGAACTCCTGAATTGCAGACGTGTCGTAGACAGTCGGCCTGCCAATATGCCTGATTGGGATGCTCTCAACAGGTGTGATCACGTTTCCTCCTAGTCCCACGGATTGGCCCTGCGAATGGGCTTCCATCCGCGCATCTTCAGTGCCTTGCTGTACTTCATCGGCTCTGTAACGATGTACTGAAGACCACCGATGCCCATGCGGAAGTGGAGCCTGTAGCTGTGCGCCAAGCCGTGACAGCCTGACGTGTTGCCGCTTCCGCAGAGCGTGACGGTGGGCTTCGGTAGCTCTTCGCCGTCCCTGAAGAGCTTTCCGGCAGACCGCCTTACCAGATGATGCTGATTGAGTGGTGCCGTCCGTCCGCAGACGCAGCAGAAGCCCTGCCGCACCTCTTCAGCCCGCATGAGCGGCCAAAGCTGCCTGTCTAGCGTCCCCGTGTACAGGGGCACGAAGTCAGGGCATGCTTCGTCTTCCACGTTGGCGAATGGGTAGGGCATCGGCTTCCTGTGCTCGCAGAGCGCGTCCGTCTGACCTTCCGCAAGCTCCTTGCCGAAATTCAACAAGGCACATTCCCAGCAGTTGGGCATGCGTCCCCCTAGTTTTCAACAAAACCAGCGCCCTCCTTGGAGCAAGGAAGAGCATTAGTCTTAATCTTGTTCTTCTTCTTAGCTAATGCACTGGGGAGCGATTCGCTAGCGATTCGCTAGCTATTTGCGCTTACCCCCGTTAACCGTGTTCACAGCGGAACGATTCTGGTACGCCTGCCATTGACGTGCGACATCGTCAACGACAATGAAGCCCGATTCGTAGTCTTCGGGATTGATCGCCCGTGCATCCAGAAGAAGCTGCACGAACTCCCCCAGCTGCTTCCTGGACAGCCCCAGATGACAGCCAAGGGCATCCATTGCCCGTGGGTCAGTCCGGTCAACCCCTGCCGCTGGGCAACCAGTGAGATAGCCCCGCAGGGCGATCCACCGGCCGTAATTCGCCCAGTCCTTGGCGGCCCGCCTGCCCAGGATGTACCGGCCCTCTGGCGTGTCGGCATCGTCCGCGCGAACCTTCCACCACACCATGCACATAGTTAGAAGGGAATGTCGGTGGCTTCAAGCTCAATGGCCGGCTCAACCTTCTTCTTGCCGCCAACCATGACCAGCTTGTCAACGACGAACTCAGTAGACCTGACCTGCCTGCCGTCGCGCTCATAGGTGGATTCCCTGAGCGAACAAGTGACGAACACCTTCGTACCCTTGCGCAGGTAGGCGCTCAGGGCTTCGGCCCTGTTTCCGTACATCACGAAGCGCGGGAAGCTTGGCACATCATCCCAGACTTCGCCGCTCTTGCGCCTGCTGTTCACGGCAACCGAAAACGTCAGTACCGCCGTCCCTTTCGTGGTCATTCTCAGCTCTGGATCACGGGTAAGGTTGCCGCTGAAATTGCAGCTGTTGATATCCTCAGCCATTCTTCACCTTCCATGCTTCCGCAGCCTTGACAACGTTTGCCAAGTCGTGCAGATAACGCCTGTATTCCTCATCGTTCAGCCGCGCAGGGTTGCCCAGCTCCTTGACCAGCTGCTGTGACGCTTCCGTCTCTCCAAGGCCCGTGGCGGCCATGTAGCGCCTTTTGAGTGGGTTGATTGCGGAATAGTCGCGCCCGCCCCCAGCAGCTTCGGCATCATCGTCAGCTTCGCCCGTGATGCCCCAGTCAACTTGTCCGGTCTGGCGTCTCTTGTATGTCAGCTCAGAGCCGAACTTCTGCGAATCGGGGTTGTTGGTCATGGGAGTAAGCGACAGGCAAAGCTCTTCCCCGTCCTCAGACGTGATGCCACTTAGGAGCACGGTGTCACCTGAGTCAAGCAGCTTGATCCTGTGCCAGTAGGCCAGGCCTTCCGGCTCACACGCCTTCCTGATTGCCCTCAGGGTTGAGGGAAGGCTTGCGAATTCGTTTCCATAGTGCGGATTCTTGGAATCAAACTCAGGATTCTTCACGCGACACAGAGCGCGGAAGTAGCGCTGTCTAATGCTTCCGTCCACTCAGAAACCCCCTTGCTGCTCTTTCCGCTTCGGCAAGGCTTGGAAAGCTGCCAAGCTCACGCCACCTGTAGGCCCTTGTTGTGCGGAAGGAGAAGGCTTCTTCTGGAACGCGAAGGAAGAAGCATCCTTCCGCTAGGACAATCTCGCAGCCACGGACGGTGGCAACGCGTGCGCCCCTCATTTGGCATCGTCCATCTTGGAGCGGGAGCGCGTCACCTGATAGCCGCACTTCGCAAGGAAGCGCGTTAGCCATGCCGAATTGCTGTCGCGCTCCTTGAAGGTGTCGGCGCTGACGGTGCGCTGAGTGTCGAAAATGTCAACAAGCTCATGCATCACGTCCGCGCCATAGGCGTCAACGCCGCGCGACAAGGCAACCTGCATCCTTGCTGATGCGTCCTTGCCCCTTGCGTTGATGAGCCGCGCGGCCTTGCAGTGCGCCGCCAGCTTCGCCGGATTCTTGCGATAGTGATGCTTGGCAATGTCCGCCAGCTCTTCGCCGGTCTTCGGCCCCGTCTCTGCCCGCATCACCTGCTCTACAGTCTGCGTGTAGTCCACTAGATCAGCCCCGCTTCCTGGAGCAGGAGCCAGCACAGGAAGAAGAGCAGCTCGCATGCGAGAACTGCTGCCGTTGCCTGTGGCGTTGCAAGCCTGTTGTCTGCTATCATGAAGAAGACCCTCCAATCGGTCATTTGGCTCCAGGCGTCCCAGCGCTTGGAGCCGCTTTTCTTTTCGGGGCAGATGCCCCCGCGCGGCCTTCAGGAGTAGGGCACCTTGGGCAGGGTCTGAAGGTCGCGCATGAACATCTGCACTGCCTTCTGTGGCTGTCTGGGGGAACTGGAGGATTGTTCAAGTCAAGTGAGGAAAGCAGGCGTCAAGAACAGGCCAGACAGCCACAAGAGGAAGTGCAGCCGTGGGGATGCCCGCTGATGTTGGCATCAGGCACTTACAGACGTTTCTTCGCCTGTGGGCATCCCCGCATGTTATGCAGGTGTCAAAGACCGCCCGCGCGATAGCTTCAGTTGGGGTTGGTGTCGCCGCCGGTGTCAGCGCACACGACAAACGAAAAAGGCCACAGGCTCTAAGCCCGTGGCCTTAGCAAATTCTGGTGGTTGGGGAGGGACTTGAACCCCCGGCACGGGGATTTTCAGTCCCCTTGCCCTAGTTTTGTCCCCAGCGCCAAAACCTGCTAAAGCCTACCCCCACACTGTCTGCCTGCGGGAACTTGGCTCCCGCTCGCGCGGCAAACTCTACCTTTTATGCTACTCAATTCCCGTAAATAATCAATACCGGATTAGGCTTTTGTTCCCTTCGGTGTTGCCTTTTGTCGGAAGGACACACCATGTACAGCGTTAGCGTATGCAAGAAGCCAGGCGGCAAGGGCTGGCGTGCCGTTGCCCGCTACAAGGATTCTGACGGTTGGCACAACACCACAAGGGCGCTAAAGGCACGGACGAAGGCCGAAGCATCGATGCTCGCCCGCGAATGGGAAGCAGAGCTGAATGAGCGCGAAGCCGAACCGATCGGGGCCATTGACTGTGCCGCGTCCTACATTGAGCGCAAGGCCGCGCTTCACTCAATCCAGCCCTCAACAGCCGCCGACTATCGAAAGACGCTTTCGGGCTGGAAGCCTTACATAGAGGGATTGACCCTTGAAGAGCTTACGCCAAGGCTTCTGGCCGATGCCTTGCAGGACATGCTTTCGTGCTCTTCCCCAACGACGGCACTGAAGCGCTACGTCTTCCTCAACTCAGTCTTGTCAGCAGCCGTCAAGAGTGGTGCCCTGCGGAAGAACCCGCTTGAATCCGTGCCACGCCCAAGGAAGAACCCAAGGCCGCAGAATCCATTGGTTGGGGACGATCTTGACCGCCTGAAGGCGCTTCTTCCGACTTTGAAACTAAGCCCTTGGGTTGTTGCCGTGTACCTCTGCCTGTATGCAGGTCTCAGGGCAGAAGAGACCTGCGGCCTGAAGGTGTCGGACATTGACCTTGCAAACCGTGTCGGCTGGATTCGTCGCGCGATAGGTTGCGCGAATGGCCGCCACTACGAAGCGCCCACGAAGACCAGGCGAACAAGGGATTTCCCCATTTCGGGCACTCTCGCAGACGTCCTTGCAGGGTGGCTGGAAGGAGCTGAGCCGTCAGCTTGGCTGCTTACGCGAAGTGACGTGATGCCCACAGGAAGGAGCATCGGCGATAGGTGGTCCATGCTCTGCGAAGTCATGGAGCTTAGAGGAAGGGACGGCAGAAAGCCAACCTTGCATGACCTACGGCACACGTTTGCCACGCAATGCGTAAAGGCAGGAATGGACATTAAGACCTTGCAGAGCATCTTGGGCCATTCCAGCGCGGCAATGACGCTTGACATATACGCAAGCCCAGACGCTTCCGCGAAGGCCGCTGCTTCAACCTTGATTGACGCTGCAATATAGGTCTAATTGGTCGCGTTGCAGTATTACTTGCCCTTAGAGGGGCTTACAGCAAGCCGTTGACCTGCGGAAACGCAAACCCATAGCAGATGGTATTACTGGCAGTCTGACAATCCAATCCAAACAAAAAAGGGGATGCCTGAAGCATCCCCTTCCCCTTCGGTGCTGCAATCTCCTAATCCATCCACTCAACCCCAAAGCCCAACGCTTCCAGCGTGATTGCGATTGCCCGCGAATTGGCGTTGACCGCCCGCCAGTAACCTTCGGGGCATTCGTCCTGATCTGCATAGTAGCGCAAGGGGAACAGCTCATCTTGGCTTGCCCTTGCAACGGCATCGTCAACTGCCCTGTCCTGAGCCTTCAGCATTTCGCCAAGGTAGGCCCAAACGTCAGCCGGTGCCTGCTGTGGCGCGTTGGGGGATTCCCAGCGCTTCACAGACCTCACCTGAACACCGGCAATCTCAGCCAACTTGCTCTGCGGGATGCCTAGCCGCTCACGCGTTGCCCGAAGCTCTGCCTTAGTGTGCATTCGTCCCCCTAAGCGAACATCTGGGGGAACTCATCGACAAGCTCCCCAGCCCAGCCGTCTTTGTTTGCGGCCTTCACGACAACGTCAGCGACAAGCTCGCAGAACTCAAAGTACTCTTCCTGCGAAACCATGTCGAAGTGCTCCCAGATAAACTTGATGAGCTGCTTACCGTCTGCCTTGTTCATGCTTCCTCCTAGTAGATGCGCTTGACGTAGATTCGGACGGTTACAAGCTGCCCAGTGGTTGCGAACTTCTGGGCACCGTCCTTGACAACAAAGTCAAATTCGGGAAGGTCCGCGAGGATGACGCGGCCATTCGGCGCGTCCGCGAAGCTGCTGATGATGTGGCTCTCCACGGTGTGCCCGTCAACGTCGAACTCATACCGGAAGCTATGCCCGTGGTACTCATACGCAGCGCCTTCGGCCCAATCAAGCGCTTCCTGCCTGCTGCCAAAGTAGCGCTTGCCCGCATAGTTTCCATACCACTTGCGGGAAGCCGTGCTTGCCCTCCTTGGAAGCCTGATCTCAATTTCCCACTTGTGCCCCATCGTCTACCCCTTTCGGTGTCGCAGCGTCTTGGACGCTGTCTGCTAGAGAATGGGGACGATTGCGGCCCGTCCCCAGAGCCGTTGGAGCCTAGATGTTGAAAGCTTCGTTCATCGTCAGGCTTTCAAAGTCCGTGGAATAGCCAAGGCCATTGACAGCGAAGTCAACGGAAGTGCAGTAGCAGTAGCGGATGCCGTCAAGCTGGAAGCTCCTGAAGCTTGCTTCCAGAAGAACAACGCTCTTCGTCTTGAAGCCGAAGACCTTGGAAACGCGCCGCTTGATGCTGGCGTTGGTTTCGTGGCGCACACCATCAGCGTCAGCCTTGGCATAGGTGGTCTTGATGTTGTCGTTCATTGCGTCCCCCTCTTGGGTCTGGGGTGCCCTTGTGGCTCCCTCTACCTATGATATTAGGCCCTGTCCCCATCGGTGTCAAGCAAGAATGCCCAGTTATTTCGGCAATTGCCAAAAGAAAAAAGCCCCTCCCCCGTAGGGGAGGGGCTGCAACAGTCCAGGTCGTGGCTTCTGCTGGATGCCACATTTACAGCAAGGGATGCTGGCTTCATTTGCTGGGTCAGAGCCGCACCTGGACGGATTGCCTAGGTCAGCTCCAGCTGGATTGCTTCAAGCCTTCTGGCTTCGCCTGTCGTGCCAGCCCACGCCGCATAGCTTCCAATCGGGGCAGAGCGCCACGCTTGCCAGCCCATGCCCTGGACATGCCCGCGATAGCGCAAGAACTTCCCCGTGGCGTTGGACACAACCTTGATCTTGATTGCTTCAAGCCTGAGCCTTTCGCCCGTGGTGCCTATGATCGGGTCGTTGTCACTGGAGCCGGTGCCGGACGATTCGCCGCGCCGAATGTCCCTGTACTCCTTGTTCCCAAGCTTCTGGACGTGTGCAATGACGTCCAGCACAAGCCCTTCTGGGGGAGTGATCTTGATAGCTTCAAGACGTGCGCTCTGGCCCGTGGTGCCTGCCGTCTGTCCGTCGTGGACAGCCGGAAGCCAGCCAGCCTGCTCAACGTGCGCACGGTACCAAAGCCCAGCGTCATTCCGCGCCTTGCCCGCGTCCTGCCTTGGCTTGCGCTTCGCAACGCACGTCAGGCACCAAAGCCAGCGGGACGGGTCATAGGCGGAATAGCTGGCTTCCCTTCCGGTCTGGTCGCCCTGCCTGCCGGTGATGGTGCCATGCTCAGAGCCGCGAAAGCCCGCCTGATAGCGCCTGCCGTCGCGAACAATGCAAAGCTCAGTGTGCCCCTCACGAAGAAGGACATCACCGTCACGCGCCGCCTGTGGAGAGACGATCCTGAAGGTCTTTGCACGGTAGTACATGCCTTCAAGCATGTTGCCGGTATACGTTGCACCACCACAGTCAACGCCCAGGGCGGTATAGCATTCAATTGCCGCCTTTGAGCAGTCGTAGTCCCCGCCGTGAAGCTTTGCCGTGGTGCCGTCGCTCAGGCGTACCGTCTCAGTGGTGCCGTCACCGTTCCTGTTGGGCTGGGAATAGCCGTGTGCGTTGTGCGTGACAAGATGCCACATCAATTCGGAAGCAGCTTCCGCGTAGGTCAGGAAATGGGCCAATGCTACTCCTTGCCGTGGTCAAAAATGGACAGAAGCCCCTTGTCCGTCAGGTCAGGGTTGTACTTCCCGACAATCTCCAGGATGCTGCTGACCTCCATGACCGCCAGATAGCCGCATGTGACAAGAAGGACGGGGCTGCCCCCAAGAATGTCAAAGCCGCCCATGAGCGCACCGTCAATCACGGTGGCAAGGACAACCAAAACGATTTCTGTGAACTTGTGCAGAAGCCCTTCACGCATCTTCTTAGAACTAATCTGATGAGTGATCGCTGCTCCCGTGAAGCCCGCAATCACGTCCAGCAGAATCAGGATGAGGACAGCAGCAATCGCAACCTGTGCAGTAGGGTTGTCCGTGATAGGTTTGACAAAGACTTCCATGTTTCTAGCTCCTATCTCGCGTAAACGTTCCAGGTGGTCGCGCTGGTCCTGTCGGTGCTGCCCTCAGCGAAGTTGACCCCGCGACAGCCCGTGAGACTGACATTGATGACAGCGCGTAGGTTGCCAGCGTTGGCCACGTTGTTCGCAGACTTGCCGCCGCCAAGCCATAGCTCTTGGGCGCTGCTGGTTAGCAGCTGCTTGGCAACTGTCGCCGTGACTAGCTTGCCGTTAGCCTTGGCCGAATACATGACTTCGCTGTAATTGGTCAAGCTGTACGGGATATTGTTAGTGCCGGTAAAGCTCCCAAGGTGCTGCCATTGCAGGCCATAGGTTGTGCCGGTGCCGCCCGATGCTTCCGCAAGTGGAGCGCCCGTCCGAATGTCAGTGCCGTTCGAATAGATGATCCAGCGCGAATCGCTGAACGAATACAGGCCATGGTTGGTGCCGCCCGTGCCGACGATTGCGCCAACGCTTGCGCCCGTGTCGCTGCGTGTCGCGATAAAGCCAGTATCGCCGGGGCTGTCGCGCGTAACCGTCGCGCTACCTGCGGCGCTTACATTGCCGCTCCAGTCAACAGTTAGTGCGTTGGAACGTGCGCTGTCGCTTGTGCCATTGCCGATGATTACCGCGTAGGTGTCGCCCATGTCCTCAGTGTTGAAGCGCCCTAGAGCTGTCTGGCCGGTTCCTCTGGCTATGGTGCCGCGGTTTTGCGCTAGTGACGCATAGCCTGTGGCGCTTACGTCTGTCCCAAGTGCAACGCTTTGATAAGATGCCGTGGCTCCTGACCCAATAGCAACGCTGCCGGTACCAGATGCCGAAGCATGGTTACCCAAAGCAACGGTTGATGGCCCGTCCGCAGTGCTCCCATTTCCAGCAGCAAACGCATAGTTTCCGCTTGCCGTGCCTTTGTTCGCGGCAAACGAGCCGCGCCCAGACGCTTTGCCGCTGTTCGCAGCAAACGCGTCTGCGAACTGCGCCCGTGCCGCGCTACCGAACTGAGCAAACACACAGCTAGCGCTTGTCTGGTAGCTCACTTCAACAGCGTCACCAACATTTGCGGATGGTATGGACAAAGCCGTTACACCGACCATCTCAAATTCAGTAACGCTAGAGCCGTTTACGTAGACAGATTCGATGCTAGTCGGGGCATACTCTAGCGTCACACCACGATAAGCAACGTCTCTTATATAGATGTTACCTGCCGTCAGCTCTTCGGTAAGCAAGGCAAGCCTAGTAACTGGGTCGTTGAGCAGGCCGAACGAAACGGGCTTAAAGCCGCCATTTGCTAGATAGAGCTGCGTAGGCGTAAAGAAGGCCTGAATCTCACTCTCTCTGCCCAGCGTCACACCATCGTCTGTGAACGTTGCAAGGACGTTGGAAGACGCGCTGCCAGAGCCGTCAAACACGCTCATGCCAGAGCTTGTGCCGGTTGCGATTGAGACAATCGGGTTAAGCCCATCACGAAGCAAGATTCCCTCTGAGTTGGATAGCTGATTAGCGCCAGTCTGCGCAACCTCCCACTCTGCCTGCGTGACTTCCGTGACGTGTACGCCCTGCCCATCCTCCCAGAAGTGCTGGCTCACAGCTTCGGCGACTTCCTGAGCGGCAGTCGCAGCAGCTTCTGCCGCGTCAGCAGCGTCAGCCGCGTCACTTGCGATTGTCATTGTCGTGTCTCCAGAGCCGGAAGCGCCAATCACGGTGGGAAGGCCATTCACAACGGCAACCTCCACGAACTGCCCTTCGGCAACATAGGGTGTGCAAGGTAGCTCAATCGCGTCCTGCTCAACCTGGGCAGTGTAGGCAATGGAATATGTCGGGGAGTCAGCGACAAGCGAAGGAATCGAAAGCCTATCGTCTTCGCACGTGTTTTGCAGAACGTTCCCGGCCATTGTGGTAACCACAGCGCCGGCAGGCACACTGGGAAGGACAAACGCCCCAGTTGCGAACATGGAAGCAGGAACCTCCAAGGACACCGGCGCGTCATAGGTAAGCGTGAAGTGCCGCCCTGTCACGCCAGGAGCGTCAACGACAACGTTTGAGCCGTTGAGCGTGTAGGTCGCAGCAACCCCGTCAACCGTGCAGCTTGTAACCGCGTCAGGTGCCCATTGCAGGGCATGCCCGACAACAACAGTCTCAGGGTCTGCCGCATCGTCACTGTCTTCCAGCGGTACTTCCGTGTACTGCTCAGATACGTTCCACGCTTCCACCATCCCAACAGAATAGTTGACCGTATAGCCGCCATATTCGTCAGGAAGCGTGATCACGTCAGCTTCAAGCGCGTAGTCAGCAACTGGAACGTCCACGCCCGAAGAGTTGCGCCCGTATACCGTGACGGATTCAGGCGCATTGGGGAGCACGTTTGCCCCTGGCCCGCACACCTGAGAAACGCCGTAGGTATAGGCGAACTCCACAACGCCCGAAGCGTGCCCGATGCCCTCAACAGTGATGATGTTTCCGCTGAGCGTGTAGGTCGCCGGCTGCCAGTCTCCAGGGGACACCTCTTCAAGCAGCTGGATGTTCGCCGTTGAGTCTGCCGCGTATTCGTCGCCGTCAAAGTCTTCGTTTGACAGGGCCACCCTGACGCCCGTTTGATAGCTGATTTCGACAGGGGAAGAGGAAAGCGCCCAGATGGTCAGCCTGCTTCCGTCTAGCTTGTAGTCTTCCTCTTCAAGCTCAACGCCGTTCGAATCCGTGACGCTCAGAGTACCGGCATAGGGTGTTGACGGTAGCTCATATGCGCCGCCTGCGAAGGCGTCTGCTGAGACAGTGATTGTCTCTTCGTCTTCCCCAGGCTGTGCAACCGTGGAGCCGTCAAGCTGCACGATCACGGAACCGTCAGCGGAATCAGAAAGCGCCGTGCCAGTGATGATGCCGCCCGCTGAGCCTTCGGAACGGTTGATCAGCTCTGCAAAGAGCTTGCTAGCGTCCAATTAGACCTCCCGAAGAGTAAGCGTCTGGTTGAATGTCGTAAGGTTTCGCTCAACCCGCGTCACAAGGCACTTGCGGTATTCGCCTGCGTCAGGGGCAAGCCACATGACGCATTCGCCCGCCTTGATGGGAAACCATCTACAGGGCACCGTCCAAGTAACTGAAACATCGTCTTCCGCATCCAGGTACTTGCGTGCCATTTGCTGGGCAAGCGCCGTGCTTGCGCCCAGATCATCCTCTTGATGATATGTTGCTACACGGTATCCCCTGCGTCCTATGGAGCTGTGCGCACCGTCCGCAACGTCAACGAAGGCAGTGATTGCCTTCTGCTGTGTCGTTGACTTGCCCTTGACCCTGACCCTCTGCGAATGATTCCAGGTCACAATGGCCCTGCTGGGAATCTCCATTTCATCGGTACTGCGGGAAATGCCGGAAGCCAGGACAAGCGCGGAACTGTGCTCCAGGCTGAGCACAGCCGTCCGGTCTTTCGGCTGGACGTACTTGGAAAACGTCAGCCGCCCCTGAGCGTCAACGTCAAGCCTGTTCCCCGAAAGCGCCGCCAGCTCATGGAGCCTGCTTAGCTCAGCCTTGCCGGCTTCAAGAACCTTGTTGGCAGTGAAGCGCTTGTTGTTCGCATTCGCCCAGACGTAAGGCCTTCGGCAATCCTTGCAGATGCTTTCGAATGCCGCCCGCGCAAGGGAATTCTTCGCAAGCGTCTTCGGTACAGGCGCAATGTCCGAACTAAGCCCATACAGTGCGCTCTTCAGGTCAAACGTCACCGTGCTAGCCCCTGATTCCCAGCGCTCGCTTGTGCGAAGGGCGAAGAACGTGCCAAGCAGCTCTGTCTCGCTTTCGCCGTTGCTGAATCGCGCTTCGTGCCACAGGCGCATCATTGCAAGGTCAACGTAGGTCTCAGGCGCAATTGTGCTGACGGTTGCCGCAATCCGCGTGTCCGTGTCGTGATCGTCAGTGATTGAGCCGCCTGTCACGCCTTCAAGCCACCCAATGGAAGAGTAGCCCGAAGGCGTGACAAGCTGAACCGTGAGAATGTCGCGCCGCTCAGAATCAAGCCAGTTTGGCAATGCAGCTCCTTAGTAGGTGCCAGGTGGGTCGATCAGCCTGAAGTCAACTGACACCTCATCCCACTTGGCAGGCGTCTTCCCCAGCGTGTAACCCGTGACCGCGACACGGTAGCAGTTGACCTCATCCCTGAGCCACGAATAGCCCGCGTCAGCAAGGGCTTCCAGCTGGTCTGCTTCAGCGTGCATGGTGCCTGCCGCAGGCGCATACACGCCCGCGACAGAGCCGGACACCTTGCGCCCGAAGCCGTAGTGAACGACTTCATACCGCGTGCCGGTGGTCATTTGGGCATCAACGTTGCTTTCCTGCGTCAGCTGGAAGGTAGGTGGCGCCCCAACGTTGCCATGAATCACGAAGCAGCCGCCCTCATAGTTGAAGACGTACCGCGCCGGATTGTCAACGGCAGGGAATGCGCCAACGGTGAACTTGTCCCATTCCGCGCCGTCTTCAGCGATAAGGCAGACGGTGAATGCTTCGCCGTATCTGACGGGGACGTTCCAGACCATGTCCCCATCATCCTCAAAGCGCACGAAGTCAAGACGCCTGTTGCCATAGTCCAGGTAAAGCCCCGCAACGTCCGCGCTTGTCTGCGAAGCGTCAACGCTCAGCATCCATCCGTTGGCTTCCGAAGGCTGGACAACGGTTGGCGCGACAATGAAGCTTGACTTGCCGGAACCGTAGGCAACCGTGCCGTCAAAGCTGCACTCAACCGAAGCGCCGTCAGCGTTGGTCCAGGTCGCGCTGACGCTGATTGCGTCCCCCTCATCAAAGAGGAAGTTGAGCGCTTCCTGCGGGATCGTCACGCTGCCAGAGCCTGCCAGCCCCTCCAGCTGGATGCCTTCGCCCTCATAGAACACATGAGCCGCGCCACCAATGACAGTCGCAAGCCGCGTCACCGTCAGCTTGTTCCCCCCGCGCAGCTGGTCGCTTGCGTATTCAAGCGACAGCCCATCGGTTGACCACCTTGCCGCGCTGATGGTGCAAGTCGGCATGAAGTAGATTCTGCTTGTCGCAGTCGCAACGTTGCCATGACGATTCACAGGAAAGGCGCTGGAACGTCCGGCCCATTGCCTTACCTCCCATTGAATCCTTACTGCGTCCTTGCCGTTGCCTGACAGGTAGAGCGAAAGCGCCCGCGCATAGTTGCGCATTGCCCCAACGGGATCGCGCTGCTTTTCCGGAATGCAGGTGGCGTTTTCGCCGGTGCCCCATCCGCGCCCAGCCGTTGCGTTGCCCTGAAGGCCCTTCCAGGCTGTCCAGCCGTCCCAATCGCTTTGGCCCTTGGAAGCGTCACGATATGACAGCCTGTAGCGAAGCTCCCAGTCATAAGCCGTGCCAAGCCACGAAAGATGGGCACTTGTCGAACCGCTGCCCGCAAGCGAAGTCTCTGCCTTGCCGCCGACGGAAGCCGCAACGCCCAGCTTTGACGCTGCCGGAAGCGCCGCGTCAAGCGCCGTTTCCGGCACTGCCAGGAACTGCTGATTCTTGCCGCCGTTGGAGCCGTAGACCTGAAGATTGGCCCCCACGGACGAACTAGCGCCCTTGACGTCAAGGACAAGGTTGACGCCCTCCATGTTGCGCAGAGTGACCAGAGGGAACTGCTGCCCGTTAAGGGTCTGGCTTCCAACAATTGTCGGATACCACCTTGTGCTTTGGTCAGTGGAATCCTTCAGCACGTTGACCACGGTTGAAGCAGCTGCTGTGTATCCCTTGGGGGCCATGAAGAGCTTTGAGTTGGAAAGGGGAGAGACCTTGACAGTAGGGAAGCTGTTGACCATCAGCCAGCGCTGGTCATTGCTGTCCGTCTCTCCAAGAAGCTTGACCTGAACGTCACCGGAATTTCCGGAAAGCCCAGCCACGACGCTATGGTCTGAAGCGCTGAGCAGCTTGTAGGCCCGCCCTTCCTGCAAGATGGGAGCCGGAACGAAAAGCCAAAGGTGGTCTTTGTCGCTTGACGTGGTGGCAATGTCAAGATTCGTGCCGTTGGTCACCGCAGAAGCCGCGCCGTAGGCTTCAATCTCATAGCCCGTGTCTATCGCGCTCTTGATCTTGTGGGCAGTGTAGGACGTGCCCTGATACGTGTAGGAGCTTGAAGTTGCGTCAATCTGCCATTGCTGCCCCTTGCCCTTGTTCCAGGTGTACTGCTGGACGTTCTGCCCTTGGGCAACCCTTCCGCCCTGCACGTCAAGCACCATGCCAGTTAGGGGAAAGCGGATTACTTGATAGTCACCATAGGTCTGCACGGTTACCAGCTGAGCGTCAGACGCATTCGGCGCATAGAGCCGGACGTTGGAGCCGTTGGAGCTTACCGCCCCTTTGGTATCCATTGCATAAGGCGTGCCGTTGAGCTTTGCGCAGTTGATGAGAATATAGCCGCCGTCTTCTACGCTCACTGATCGGCCCTCCTTACCATGTCCAAGACGAACTGGTCAACCTCTGCCCTGATTGCATCGTTGTCGTTGACCTGAACGCCGTTAAAGCTGATGTTGTAGACAACGCCTGAAGTCGTGCCGCCTTCGGTGCTTGTCGCCAGCGTCATTTCCGCCGCGCCGACAACGCCGCTCGCAGCGTCCAGCATTGCAAGCCGCGCCTGATTCGCAGTCTTTTCAATGCCGATTGCAAAGCCTTCCATTGTGTAAGCGCCGATTTCGCGGAACACCTTGGACGGGGATGCAATGCCAAGCAGATTCAGGGCACCGTCAATGGCCCCGCCAACAGCGCCAGTGACTGCATCCCACACAGCGCCTGCCATAGAGCCAATGCCGTTAATCAGGCCCTGCATGAGCTGGATGCCCGCGCTGCCAAGGTCAAAGCTTGTAATGGCATTCATGACGCCGTTGAGCACTTCGCCAATAGCCGCGATTGCCTGCCCAATGATGTCACCAATTGCCTGCGGAAGGCCTCTGATAAAGCTTGATGCCGCTGAGAGCAGGCCAGGTGCCGCGCCTGCAAGGAATGCGATCAGCTGGGCAACGATGTTGGACAGGCTTGAAGCAATGATTGGTGCCGCTTCAAGCAGCGCCCGCCATATCTCCCCAACCATCTGGAGCGCCGCAGTGAAGATCGCGGGAGCGTTGCCGACAATCTGCATTGCCAAGTTTGCCAGCGCCTGGGCAAGCCCCGCAATGAGCTGTGGGGCAACCTGGATGAGCGCAAGCAGCAGGCCCTGGAACAGCTGGGCGCCTCCCGCCACGATCTGCGGCAGGAATATCGGGATCTGGTTGGCAAGCAAAATGAGCATGTCGCTGAATGACTGGATCAGCCCAGGCGCAATCTCCAAGAGCGCTGGAACCAGTGGCGCGAACATGTCCCCAAGGCTTTGCACTGCTTCAGGAACTGCCTGCATCATCTGAGTCAGGACGATTGGGATTCTCTGTCCGATGTTGCGAACGACGTTGGAAGCAGATTCGAACAGGTTGCCAAGAAGTGCGGGAATGTCCGCATTCTCTTCCGCAAGGTGCGTCAGCAGGTTGGTCCAGGCCGCAGAAGTCGCATTCAATGAGCCTTGGATAGTCCCCGCCGCTTCGTCAGCCGTGGTGCCCGTGATGCCCATTTCGGTCTGGACAACGTGAATCGCTTCAACCATGTCCGCATATGAATCAATGGAGTAGTCCACCATGTTCCCGTTGGCCGCCTGGATGCGCTCAGCTTCGGCAAGGAGCTGCTCCATGCCTTCCTTTGTGCCCGCGAAGCCAAGGGACAGGTTGTCCAGCATGGTAAAGTTGCCGCGCGAAAAGCCACGGTATGCATCCTGCAGGGAACCGATGTCAGAACCCATCTTGTTGGCATTGTCTGCCATGTCACGGATTGCCATATCGGCGTAAGATGCTGCCGCTTCGGTGTCGCCGCCAAGGGAGCGGATGAGCGCCGCAGACGTGGCAGTTACCGTCTCCATGTACTCGTTTGCAGACATGCCAGCAGTTTGGAACGCAGCTTCAGCGTTTGCCTGCACGGTGTCAGCCGCGCCTTTGAACAGCGTTTCGACGCCGCCGACAAGCTGCTCATAGTTGGCATATTGGCTGATTGACGCCGCAACGCCTGCGGCAACTGCCGCAGCGCCCGCCGCAACCGTCGCCGCCATTCCAGCAGCAAAGACGTTGCCTGACTTCTTACCTTCGCCCTCAAGCTGCCGCTCAGTGTCCTTGCCCACGCCCTGGAGGGACGGGATCAGCGAAACATAGGCAGTTGCAAGCTCTACCCCGCCTGGCATTCTTTACCCCTCCCCAATTCCAAGCGCCTTCCTGATGCGCTCAATGTCGGTGCCTTCAACCTTCTTCCTCAACCTCTCCCGCTGTGATGGTGTGGGCACCATCTTCGGTCTATTGCGGCCCTTTGCCGCGTCCTTCGTCTTCGTCCACAGCAGCGCCCGCAAGCTGTACTCAATGGAAGCAAGCAGGTATCTGTCTGTAGACCAGGACAGGACAGGGTCAATAGCGCCCAATGACCTGGCACCTTCCGGCAGTTGGGCTGCCAAGATAGCAGCATGGGCCACGGAATACCCGTGGCCCATATCTGCCAAGTCAAGCCCGTAATACTGGCGGAAGTCCGCCGTCAACTCTTCCCGATGGGAGAGCATGCGGGAGAGTATCAGGAATTTTTTGCTTGAAGCCCAGTGGTAAGGGAATTGAAGAACTCCATGACGGTTGCGTTGGTAAGCCTTCCGTCATGCTGTGCCCTCAGCTCTTTCTTGATGCGCTGCCAGTCGCCGCCGAACACAAGCCGGAAGAGCTTTGGCACGGCAACCATTCGCTCCTTGTCGCTGGAATCATCGTCCACCATCACAGCAAGGCATTCCAGCACGTCAAAGTCGTCTAGCGCGTCAGCAGTGACGTCAAGCTCAATGCCGTCAACAATCACGGTGCTTCTCCCATCAGAACCTAGGCGTCAATGTAGTCATAGACGGTGTTGCCCTGAGCGTCAGCAGCACAGGCAATGGTAATCTCACGCCCGACAACCTCACCGCTGTTGATCGTCAGCTCCCCAACCTCAGTCACAGAGCCAACGGGGACAACCTGACGCCACTTGCGGCCATTCTTCAGGACAAGCTCAAACACGTAGACATGCTGCCCAGTGTCGGCGCCGTTGTGCTTGACGGTAATGACGTCATTGGCAGTAGTGACGTTTGCGTCACCATACGCGACCTTCAGCGCATCGGCCATGACCTCAACCAGCGTGAAGGTAATGGTCTCTTCACGCGAAGAGCTGGCAACCAGGATCACGTCGCCGTTCATGTCAACGACGTTTTCAGAATCGCTTTCAATGCTTTCCGAAATTCCGTCTTCGGAAATGTACCCCAGACCGACAAACTCAGTGCCAAGGGCAGTGGTGTTGTCAGTGGGGATGGTGGCAGTGGCAACAGGCGCACGGAACACGTAGCCGCCCGCTACGCCCTTGCCGGTGGAAACGTTGGCAGTGTCGTTTGCCATAGTCCCCCCTCTTTAGTTGTTGTAGATGATCTGACAGTTGACGGTGTGGCTTGGAATGTGCGCCTGTAGGTCATTGCTCTTGTAGTCAGAGAGCACGTCAGCGCCAAATACGTTCTGCTGTGTGTCAGGCATTGCAAGCAGCGCGTCCTTCATGCGCCCAGCAAGCTCCACAACAGCAGCGCGTGAAGCCGCGAAGAGCTGGACGGACAAGATAGCCCGCTCCACGACGTAATTTGTCGTATCGCCGCCCGTACGCTCCACTACCCCAAACGCTTCCGGCCTGTCGGCGGGAATGGAATGAAAGAGCGGAACCCCTACAGACGCCGCGCAAGCCTGAATGACAAGCGTTTCAGCGTCCATGCTCATTACCTCAAAGAGCCAAGCAACAGGTTTCCAACGTTTTCCTCAACGGGATAGGTGAGAACAACCCGCGCCCTAGCCCTGTTCTTTCCTTTGGA